GACCAAGTTCCAGAGACAGCATCTTTTACACCGGGGTCAGTAAGCGTAAACGCACCTTCTTCATAGTCAGCCAGCAGCTCGCTTGTGCCTGTGCCCGGTGTTGCGGAAAAGTCGATTCCTTTGCCGTTAGAAACAATCAAGTTGCCTGTAGCTAGTGTCTGATCGCCTGTAAAACTGTTAGCAGCATCAATTCTTGCTACAGTAGCAGACGTTGTAGGAAACGTCATTATTGTAGCGTCAGTACCTGCAAGAGTTAGGCTATTGTTTGCTGTTAAAGTTTTACCTTCGGCAATAGTTAACGTTGCATTAGTAGCTGGAGCCGTAATTGCTACTTTGTTAACGCTGGTTGCTGAAGCTACTCCTAAAATTGGAGTAACAAGAGTTGGAGATATTGATAAGACTGTGCTACCTGTTCCAGTGGATGTGGTAACGCCTGTACCGCCATTAGCAACTGGCAATACGCCAGTTATTTGACTAGCGTTAATAACGGCTGTGGTTGTTTTTAACATAAAAACCTTAGATCAAAAATTCTATGGTTGAGGTAAGTGGAGGTGCTTCGCTGAATGTAACGTTTCCACCTGCGATAGTGTAGCTGTTTTGATTCTGATAAACACCATTAATGTAAATCATACTAGGCACGAATGATACTGGAAAAATGGTTTGTACTCCGTTACCTGTGGCGTTTACAAATAAATTACCTGCTGAGTTAGGAAATGCGTTACCACTTAACGATGTGTAAATGGTACTTCCATTCTTGTTCATTACTCTAATGCTGTAGTCTGCATTAGCATAAAACCGAGCAGGCGTACCGCTATTCATAGGATAGCCGCCTAACGTCCTAATTGGCTGCACTGCTAATTGTGTCAATGCACCATCCCAGTAGATAGCAATAGGGTTAGTCTGCGGATCAAGGTTTACAGCGCCAATCCAGATATAGCCATTCTCCAACGGTTGCCCGTCAATATCGGAAAATATTGGATATGTTGGCTGTATGCTGAGTGCGCTCATGTGTTTGGCTCCGAGTTGGTAGATTATATGCGTTTATAGGCGTTTATTCTTGTTGTTGTACTGTAGCAGAATAAATGCTTGGCAAAGTTGCGCTTAACTTTTGTAATAAAGCTGCTTCTTGCGGCGTATTGGTTTGTGTTTTTGCCAATTGTAATAGTAAGTTGCGCACTGGTGCTGATTCATAAATGCGAGCAATACCGCCAACGCTTAAAGCTGTAGCTGTAGCTGCACCTGCACCGCCTAGAACATCAGTTAAGAAACTTCCTGCTATAAATGGCACAGCTTGTACGCCAGTTTGTGGGACTACTGCAGCTTGTGCTGCCCGTTTAGTAGAGTTAATGTAACGCGTTAAACCGTCAATACGTTTTAAATCGTCACCGCTAAACATTACGCCCACAGAATTACCCATTTTTTGCACACTGTTTGCAAATTTATCAGGCGATATAAATGCTCCTCCTTCTGCCAATGTTGTTGATGCATTATCTGCTGCTTTAGCCAATACAGCCGCTCTAGCATTAGCTTTGCCTTGTGGAGTCAATTTTCCGAATATCGCTTGTACTTCACTTGGTTTACCTGCAAACAACAAACGTTGTATTTCTTCAGGTTTGATGTTACCTTTAAGCAATACATTTTTTAACGATTGATTTTTAAAATCATTTGCCGTTTCAGAAAGCCTTTTATTGGCAACCATCCATTTATCAAAGTCTCTACGATCTCCAGTCAACGCCGCTTTTGATTTAATAAAGTTTCCAATGTCTTGATTAACTGGTGCATACACTTTACGCAATGCTTGCTCTCCGACATCTCGCGCCGCTTGGCTTAACGGTTTGGCTGGGTCTTCTTTAAAAATATTAGCCAATTCATCACGGCGATATGCTTCCAACTCAAACAAGTTACGATTTTGCAAATTGTCTTTAATCTTTGTTAATTCTTGTACAGCTTCATCTGCACCTTGTGTTTGCCGTTTGGTTAAATCTGCTATTTGCTCATCAATCACGCGAGTTGCATTGGCAGTTGTTACAGTTCCTTGATTTGCATATTTATTAATCACTTCTTTTTTCATTGTGCTGTATTTGTTAATATCAGCGGTACGTTTAGTGGCTAAGTCTTTTAATACGTCAGTGCTAAGTTGTGCATAATCATCGGCGTTGTAATCTTTTAAAACGCTGCGTACAGCTTCAATACGCTGCTCTTGTTGCGCTTGGCGCATGCCTGCTGTACCTGCATAAGGTATACGCTCACCTGCAGCCTGTACGGTCTTTCCTAAAAATGTTTTAGGTGGCACTACGTCAGTAGTTAAAACTCGCCCAAATTGTTTTTCTAAATCTGCAACATTTTGCACGGCTTGTTGTGCTTGTATAGTAGGCTGTGGCCTTTGCGCCCGTAATGCTCCAGCCGCCCCAGCAACACCGCCCGCTAACCCTGCCGCTAGTTGACCTGCTGTTCCTGCTCCAGATTCTGCCGCTACTTGACTTGCTAATCCTGCACCTGCCCCACCTGCAACCTGCGCGGCGGGTTGCGCTGCAATAGCGCCACCTACAGCGCGTGTAACGGGTGATGCTGCCGCTGCTTGTACCGCTTTACCTGCTGCCGCTAAACCGCCCCCACCTGCTGCACCTGCCGCCGTTGTTTGTGCAATGCGTCCAGCTTCGGTTTGTACCTTTGGCATACCTGCTGCGGTTAGCAAGCCTTCAATGGCCTCTGTAGGCGTTGCAAACGTGCTACCTATAAGTTTGTTTACAGCGTTAATAACTGGATCACCTACTAACTGCGCCAATGTTGCCGCGCCTGCGCCAGCTATAGCGCCTGGTATAGCTCCAACACCTGCAAACGGTGCGCCCATAGCTGCGCCTAATGCTGCGCCACCGGCGATAGGTGCTAAACCCCGCGCTGCACCTGCTGCAATATCCGTCATCATGCTCGGTTCTTTAGGCTTTGATGTTGCTTGTTTTTCTGCATATCCAGCTTGTGCCGCTTGAATAATTTGTTCATCGGTTGCATTATCTGGCCCTTCTATTTTCATCATAGAACCATCAGGGACTTGAACGTTATAAATAGCCATGTTTTTATCCTTAGCGAACAACTTTAAAACCAGCGGGCATGCCGGTGAATGGTTTTTCAAGTGTTGTTTGTGTTGGCAATTGCGAGACATTTTCTAAAAACATAGCTGCCGTTGGGCTTTTTCCGGCTGCTGATTGTAATAATTTTGTGGTTTTATCATATTGTGCTTTTGATGCACGTTCAGCCACATTGAAAATAGTATTTAACTCGCCTTTGTTAAAATTTATATCTCCGCTTCTAGCTTTGATTAGTAACTTTTGCTCGTTTTCGGTAATTTGTCCTTGACCAGTTAGCATGCTACGTGATTGCAAAGCCATTTCGGACAATCCTTGTATAACTTCACGAGTTGCATTGATAGCATTATCACCAGTAAAGCCTAAAACATTGGCTACTTTTGCCACATTTAATCTTTGCTCTGCTAATGGCCCTACAATTGCCTTGTCAAGTGAAGCTCTATAACGTGGCAATTCATTTAATTGTGAAACTGCGGAATTTGCACGATCATATAAATCTGGCACTAATTTTGCCAATTCTTTTTGTGACCCGCCTTCTAAATCTGAAATTTTAATATTAGTTACTGCTGCTGGTGGTTTTTTTAAAGTTTGAATGCTTTGAAAAATTGTTTTTTGTTCTGGAGTTAACTGTTGATAACCAATAACTTCAGCAATGCTAGCAGGTAAATCTTTCGTTTTTTGACCTGCTATTTCTCCTTGCAATTTTTCAGCGCCTAAAATGCTGCTTAATGCATCTTGACCTGGCTTTCCAAAAGTTGCTAATATTGGTGCAATGGTAGTAAATACAGCAGATGGATTTACATTTAAAGTTTCAAGCATGTTTTTATAACGTGCTGATTCTTGTGGGTCTGTTTCTTTGTTAGCTTCTATTTGCTCTGTCATCAATGCTCTTGCAGCATCAATATTGCCAGAACGTACAGCCGATGTAATACCGCCCAGAGTTTTAACTTGCTGTAATTGCCCTTCCTCTGGCAATTTGGCAAATAATTCTTTCATTGAAGTTTGTGTATCTTTATCAAACGTAGATGCCAAATTAATTACATCAAGAGTATTAAAGTCTTTAGGTTTGTAAGCCGAATATTTTGTTCTAATATCTGCTATGCGCTGTTGTTCTGCCTGCTGTGCTTGTTGCTTCTGTTGCTGTACCTGAAGCGCTTGCTGCTCTTGTTGCAGCTTCAATTCTCGATCTTGCTGCGCTTGTTGCCTTTGCAATTGCGCTGCTTGAAAGTCTTGCATGGTTGCACCAAATCGCATGCCTTCGGTTAAGCCGGTTTGAAATGGGTTTGCTGCGGGTGTAACATCGCCGCCTATTAAATAGTTAGGTACTGTAGCCATAATTAAAACCTCAATCCCATAAAGTCCATTTGACCGCCGCCGCCAAGTCCGCTAAACGGATTAAACCCACCGCCACCACCGCCGCCCATAGAGTTGTATAAGCCTAGACCTGTACCTAGAGCTTGTGGCAAAGCATTCGCTTGTTGTTGCTGTCCTGCAGCTTGTCCTAGTATGCCACCGGCCTGCGCTGCTCCTTGCTGCCCCAATAATGTAGCCACATTACCGCCCATAGCTTGTCCGGCTGTGCCTACGCCTGCCGCTGATTGTTGGCCTAGACTAGTTAACCCGCCTAAGCGTTCATATTGCTGATTAATTAGCTGGTTTAGCAATTGTGGCCTAAATTGGGCTAGTGCACCCTGAATATTACCACCGCGCAATCCGCCAGTTGCTGAGGCATTTTGTAATATGGCATTTTCGCCTTGTTGCAGCATGGACTGCATAGCCGGGGATTGTTCAATACCCTGTATGGCTTGCTGTTGCGCTGGTGCTCCGCCTAAGCCTAAAAACGCTTGTTGTTGCTGTAATGCCGGTGCGCCTGCTTCCGTATACGGTTGTAAGAGCTTTTGCGTTAGATCAAACTGTCGCCGTTGTTCATCTATGCCAGCTTGTGCAGCGCCTGCCTGTGCTGCGCTTGCTTGCTGTGCTGCCTGTGCCTGCGCTTGTCCTGATTCTCTCGCCCCGCCTGCTGCCAATCCTGCCACACCTCCGGCCAATGCGCCCAATGGATTGCCACCACTGCCAATAAAGCCAGTTGCAGCGCCTACAATTGCATCTAGGAATCCCATAATCTGCCCCTTATGTTATTTCACGACCGCTAACCCGCATGGTTAGTGATGTGGCCGAGCTTGCTATGGTGCTAATAAATGATGCAGACTCCAACACCTGCCCCACTAGCTCTGGGAATGTATAGGTTTCATCCGGTACGATTGACCTACTATCTACGATCAAATTGCTTACACCTGCCGTGCCACCGCTAGTCACCAAGTTAACGCTAACCGTGATATTGCTTGTATTGGTGTTTGTAACCGTGCATTTATCAATAATGGCTCTGCAATTGGTTGCCGTGTATTGCGTTGTTTGCGTAGCTTCTAGCTGCTTTGGTGGTACTAAAACCTTGACTGTGATGGTCATATCATGCCTTCAATGTTATTTGATATTGTAACAATAATGCCGGGTATAGATGGAGAAAATGCAGTAGCAGGGAATGATGTAATTTTAGTAGCGGTATCCGTTACTGCAAACATTATCTCAATGTAATCATTGTATTTCATGTTTACAAAATAGTTCACTGTTGCTAACACTTCTGCATTGTTGCCTTGTATTCTAACTTGGCTAGAGGAATCAGGTATATCCACGCCATTTTGCCTAAACCATACAAAAAATTCATCCGTTCCGCCAGTTGTTTTATCAAGCTGAATAGAAAACTGTACGTTATAAATGCCATTCGTATCGACATAAATACGTGATGCTGGTGTACCTAGATAAATACCTTTTGATAAATTGGTATTGTTAAAGGTAATAGGTGTAGCTGTGTTTATAACTGTTGCTGATTGCGTAGTTGTATCGTAAAACGCGCCATAGCGTGAGCGTTTGAATTCCCGAGGTGCTGGCGCTAATGCTAACCATTCGACTATTGGAGTGAGTTTATCTACCGCGTCTAAGGCTTGCTGTGCTTTGGTTTGTGCAATGGAATTGTTTATCTCGATGCTTTGTGCCAATTGTTCAATCTTAATTAACGCTTCATTAGCTTTTTGATCTGCCGCGCCGGTGTTTAACGCCAATGCTTGCGAGATGGTGCTAATTAAATCCAATGCAGTATTGGCAGTGGCCTGCGCTTGCTCTGCATTGATTTGTATTCCCTGCGTATCGGTTAATGGCGCGACTTCTTCCACAATCTGAAACAAACGCTCAAACTGTTTGATCTGCTCGTGACTTTTTAAAAACGTAGCAAGCTGGTCACGGGTTAAGTTTAGCTTTTGTGTAGCCATATTAATACGCTAACGGCTCCAGTTGTGCTTCTAACCGTGCCATTGTTATATGCGCTTGACTATCGCCTTTAAAACGCTGTATACGCCAGTTACGCATGTTACCTTGCTGTAACCATACTAAACGCTTTAAGGTGTTTCCAAGGCTTCCTACGCGTATGCTACGCTCTTGGCTCCATGTTTGACCGTCCAGACTGTAGCTGGTGCTAATAGCAGGATTAAGACCTAAGGCAACACGGCCAGTTAATGCGACTAATTCAAGCCGGTTAAATAGTGCGCCGTTGGTGTCGTTATACACAATCAATGTCCCGAACTCCCAACGTACCATTAACCCCCAATGGCTACTAATGTTTTCAACAAAGTATCCTATTTGGTTTGATAATGTATCTCCCACTAACCACTTGTCGTAGGCATAAACAAAGTTACGCGCCCGATATTGTGCAAAGCCAACTATTGCACTTGTCAATGTGTACCATACCTGCTCTTGCATAGCTGCACTTGCCATAGCATCATAAACAATAGTTCTATCTGGCAAGTGAACATATAAATGCTCATGGTTTTTGTCGTTACGCGCCTCTAGCTTTACGGTTGCCAATTGCGCTTCGGTGTAACCTTGCAACACAATATCAATCTCTTGTGTGCTTAGTTTTTGCGCTGTGGCATTAGCGCCCATATAAATACCTGGTGCTTCATTGCGACCATTGCCTAAAAAGGCTATTGCATCGGCAAATACACAGCATCCATGCGTACCTATAACGCCCTTTTGAATCTGTGCACCTTCAACCCGTTGAAATGGAAACAGCTCACCGCCTACGTTGTCAAACACCTCAATAGTGTTACGGTTTAGCGCATAAACCTCATTGCGTAGCTTTAATAACGCCACAACTGGGTCAGGGTCAATCTCTGAGCTTCCATACTTTAACGGGTTAACTTGTGTTGGGTCATTTAACTCTGTGACAATTAAAAACTCACCGTCCGTTGTCATAAAATAACCATCAATCCAACAAAAATCCAATACAGTTCCTAAGTCAGGGTCTGTAACTTGTGTAAGAGTACCATTCCAATAATAAAAGCGACCGCCGCTCTGTATAGCCAGCCTATCGAATGAATAATCAAAAGTAACCAAGCCGCCATTTCCTACATCTCCTAAAGTTGTAACAGTTCCATTGCTTGCTACGGTTACAAGTTTAGTCCCCATAACACGATAGCAAATACCATTCCAGTTGATACCGCCACGGTCAATGCCTGTACCTGTGCCATTGGGTACAATGCCATCCCCTGGCCTTAAATAGCCATTGCTAATGCCTGATTTCTTAGGCACTGGTACAAGGTTTACCGGATAACTTGTCCTAATACTAGGCGCGTTATCCGTATAGATGCCGTTAATAATTGGGATTTGCATTTTTTAACCGTTCAACTTCAGCCGATAATTCCTGTATGGCTTTAACCAATATTGGAATCAGATTGCTCTCATTGTAATAGAGTTTTTCAGGGTTAGTAGTATCAACAATAACCGCCTCTGGTTCAATAGCTGCAATGTCCTGCGCCTTAAAACCGTACCGCACGCCGCCATTGGTTTCTTCGCTTTCGCGTGATTCTCTGAACTGGTACGCGGTAGGCTTTAGCTGCTTTACAAAATCCAAGCCATGCGGAATAGCTTTAAAGTTTGTCTTATCGCGAGCATCGGATACCACTGTCCACGCTACTTTAATGTAGGCGTTTGTAACTGCTGTTGAACCCATTACAACAAGATTGTTTTCTGTTGACGGGTTAATAATGGGCGCGTAAGCGCCGGAAGTTGTGAATTGCGAGCCAATTACAGTATTACCGGCCCCCGTACTGTTGCTTTGCAATGCCCCCGCACCATAAGCAGTGTTGTAACTCCCTGCAGAGTTATTCTGCATCGCAAAATAACCAGTAGCGGTGTTGTGGGTGCCAATTGTATTCAGTTGTAGCGCATAAGCGCCATCAGCGGTGTTGTTGCCACCGGTTGTGTTATTTTGTAGCGCATAACAACCAGTAGCGGCGTTGTTGTTGCCAGTTGTGTTAGACCGTAATGCAATAGTACCGTAGGCTGTATTTTGTCCACCGGTTTGGTTCGCGTTCATTGCCGACTGCCCAGTAGCGGTGTTACTGTATCCAGTTGTGTTTTGGCTTAACGCAGAAACACCAGTAGCGGTGTTGTTGGCGCCAGATGTGTTGGAGCTTAGCGCAAAAGCACCAAAGGCGGTGTTTTCTCCGCTGGTTGTGCTAACGCTCAATGCCAGACAACCATAGGCGGTGTTGTTGTTGCCACTTATGTTTTTGGCTAACGCAGAAACGCCAGTAGCGGTGTTTCTAACGCCGGTTGTGTTGCGTTGCAGTGCAAGAGCACCAGTAGCGGTATTGTCGCCGCCAGTTGTGTTGTCTTGCAGTGCACCAAACCCGGAAGCGGTGTTTTTGTCGCCAAATGTATTGGCGTTCAGCGCAGAAGAACCAGATGCAGTGTTGGTAAGTACAGCGCCAGCCCCTTTACCAAACCTATTACCATTAACAGTAATATCAGTTGCAAACGTGCTAGATGCGGCGAGAACCAAATCCCCACTACCTACTATAGACTGCCCGTTAATAGTTTTAACGCTGCCAATTTTTGCATTCCATGTAGCCTTTTCACCATCAGTAACAAAGCGGTTATTTCCGTCTTGTGTAATAACGCTTGCTGGGTGATTAGCTGGATGCGCATAAGTAAAGTTATTAGCGCCGACTGCTATGCCATCCAACTTTGTTTTGTCTGTGTTAGACATGAAACCGGCTACTGCGGTAGTAGCGGCTGCGTGAGTGTGTGCTGCTTCGGCTTTTGCATTCCAAGCAGCTTTTTCAGCATCAGTTACAAAGCGATTGCTAGCGTCCTGAGTAATAACACTTGCGGGGTGGTTGGCTGGATGTGCGTAGTTGTTTGCGCCTGCGGCGATACCGTCTAATTTAGTACGATCCGCACCAGTTGATAGAGTAGTTGCAGAGCCCGCATTACCAGTAATTGTGGTCTGGTCTCCGGTATTTGTACCGCTTGCTGTACCTGTGCCCGTTGCGTAAGTTCCTGCCGGTTGCTTAGCGCCCCAAGCGGCCTTTTCTGCGTCAGTAACAAAGCGATTGCTTGCATCTTGAGTAATGATACTAGCCGGATGGTTTGCAGGGTGTACATAGGCAGTTGCACCCGCTGAAATACCATCTAGCTTGGTTTTGTCCACGTCTGACATAAAGCCCGGCACTGTGGTAGACGCATTGGCATGTGTATGTGTGGTAGCTGCCTTGGTGTCTAAAGCGCCTTGTAAACCTGTTACGGTAACTATGGCTTGAGCGCCTGTGTGATTTGCACGATCTAACAACGTGGCAGAATTTAACGCGTCTAACTTTGTTTTATCCGCGCTAGACATAAACCCGCCTGCGCTTGTAGTGGCTTCGCTATGAGCATGACCAGTGGATGCCTTCCCGTCTATAGCAGTCTGTAGTCCAGTAATAGTACTAATTGCCTGAGCGCCGGTATGATTAACGCGATTCAATAAAGCAACTGAATCAATGCTGTTTAACTTAGTCTTGTCAGCGCTAGACATAAATCCAGCCGCTGCGGTTGTAGCTTCTGAGTGTGAATGTCCGGCTGCAGCTTTACCATCTAAAGCCGTTTGCAGGCCTGTAACGCTGCTAATTGCCTGAACGCCTGTATGAGTAGTGCGATCACGCAAAGATGCAGCAGAGACATCATCTACGCTGCCTAAGCCTACGTCTGTCTTAGTTAAAGTAACTGCACCAGTTCTACCGGCAACTGAATCAACTTTGGTAAGCAAATTCCATTTAGTACCATCCCAGCTCATAGGCTTATTGGTAATGGTACTCCATGCCATTGCGCCCTTGTCGCTTGCGGTAAGCGCTGGGCTTGTTGCACCATCAGCGGCTGCAATAACTGGTAATGCTTTGTAATTCAGTTGCTTGGTAGTCATGAGATGCCTTGTACGTTAATAATTACAGACCTAAACGATAAGCAACGTTAATGCGCCAGATAACGCCTGTTGCACCTGGACAAACAATAGTTGTAGCAGTGTTTAATGCAGTAACTGCCATGCCAGATGCGCCAAAATCAATGCTCATAATTTTATCCTCACCAATTGGGGCTGCATTATTTCCAAAAGATAACTGAGGATTGCCTGGAATATTGGTTGTTGTAACAACAATAGTTCCACCTGCCGCAGTTAATACTGCACCAGCCGTTCGAATTACATCTATGCGGTCAATGTAGTGACGTAAACCAGCCACAGCGGGTAAGGTTGCAGTAACCGCCGTAGACAATCCCATAGTGGTAGAAACCATCAAAGTAGCGGCCTTCAGGTCATTAGCGTACGGGCTAATGCTGCGGCAATCATCGGAGTTAATCGTTACATCACACGAACCGCTAGCGTATGCAGTTAGGCGAACACGAACCTTCTGCAAGCCACCTACTGAAGTGCATAGCGCCCGTATCACGGTAGCTGCATTTACCACTTCGGCAACTAAAGGCTGTGCTGATTGAGGTAGAACACCGCCTAGAGATGCTGTTCCGTAAGGGTAGCAAAGTAACGGGAAATAGTTGACCCCATCAACAGAACCGTCCACTGCGTAAGTAGCATTCAGTGTGCCAGTACCGTTTAAATAGATTACAGCGGAAGCATCGCCACTCAGGTTATGCACCACCTCTGCGTTGATAGCTGCCAATGTTGCAGCACTTGATCGCGCCTCAAGGTGTGGCATAAAGTTGCCCAGTAGATTGCGAAGTAAAGACATGGTTAGCTCCAGAAATAGTTAATGTTAAGGTTGCCCACAATTGGAGCATCGCCAAAAATGCAAAAATCAATTGAATTGTCTTTAGGAATAGCTGCAACAGTGTAACCCACTAAATCGTCAGCATCCCATTCTGAATTAGGTGCAAGCCATGCTTGTATGCGTGATGTTTGTAGAATATTATTCTCCAATACATTAGCCATAGCCTGAGAATATTTGGCAACCGCAAAATTAACGGTTGTTGCTTTAATTATTTGACCTACAACAAACCCATCAACGGTTACACACATAATAAACCTTTAAAAGATGACCTCCAATAACTGGAGGTCATGTTGCTTTACATTTTAACCTACAACTACTACGCGAATAGATGCGGCTGCTGGTGCGACTGCGAATCCAAGAGTTACTTGGTTAACGCTATTACGCACAACGTCACATTCTACGCTTTCGCCAGTTGCGACAAAGTAACATTGCACAGTTACGTCAAGGTTGTTAAACCCATGATTAACAACACTGTTAACAGCGCCTCCAACAGTTGCCGCAAACTTGCGAGCCACAACACCAGTATCCACAGCAAGGGTATTGCCAACAATGCTAACACCTGCACCCGCGCTATAAGACGTTCCCGCGCCGATCTGGGCAAAGTCAAGGCTGGTACTCCCAACGGTAATAGCGCCATCAGTGATAAGACGCCATTGGCTATCTGCCATTGTTACGCCTTCTTCAACCATTACGGTCAAGCCAGCGGTAACTTCAGCATTAGAATCTGCATCGCTTGTACGTACCCATGCGCCAGAGGATGCAACATACAAACCGTTGTTTTCAACTGCGGCTTGGTTTTTAACCAATACACGATCGCCGCCAGCCAAGCTAATGCCGTCCACGGTTTGCAGGCCAGACAATGTAATGTCAGCGGTAGTGGCTGCGCGTACTGATTGCTTCCAGTCTGTACCGTTAACGGCTGCATCCACATAACCTTTAGTAGCTGCATCTTGTGCGCTTACTGGGTCAGCTACGCCGGTCACACGTTGGCCGTTAGCGCTTACAGCGGCTGTAGGGGCTGCGAACTGGTCAAGGCGGGTAGCTTGCACTACGCTAGCCAAATCGCTGATAGTGGCTGCTAACTGAGTGCCTGAATGGTTAGCGCGAGCGGTAACGTCCACATTGGCCGAACCATCACGAACCATTAGCTTGCCGGTAGTGGTGTTATACCAAATTTGACCCGCTACGGGTGAACTGGGGTCAGAGGCTAAGTTTTGAACTTTGGCGTTCTGGATTTCATTTTGAGAAAAGTCATAAGAGACTAGGATTTTCTTGGTCATGTTGACGCTCCGGTTTAGTTAAAAAATGCCTTCCCAGCAAACGGAGCTGAGAATTTAATTGTCAAAGTGTTAAGCCCTGTATATTGAACTTCCCCCTCAACTCCTTCACCCGTGCTGTCTGTCACCATAACAGCGGGATATTTATTCATGCTATGCGTAACTGTCCATGTTGCCGCCGCTATATTTTGATTGTGCGTATAGTGTTTATCCGCAACAATTCCAGAATTTAAGTCAATAGGCAAATTGGCAATTGGCACTTTGCCATTAGCGTCTAATGGTGCTTTTTTGTCTAATTCTGCTTGTACTGCCGCACTAATACCAAGAGTTGCAACTGGTGTAGTTGTAGTTGGAGGTGGTGCTGTTGGGTCTGGTGCTGGTGGTAATGGCGCTGGTGTCGGATCAACCAAGTTATATTCCACATCATCAGTGCTTGCCAAAATACGAATAATAATATCAGAGGTATATGGCCCTACTTTGGTAGGCTGCATAAACTTAGCCAATACAACCAACTTAGGCACTGAGAATGCGTTATCTACGCGGTAAACGGTAGTCCATCCGCTGGTTGTCAAAGGGGCTACATCTACGTAGAATGTAGTTTTAAGTGCAAACTGTGCTTGCTGTTTTTTAGCTAAGAATGTCATGATTTAACCTATTCTGTACCATGAGTTTGTAGCTTGTACATAACGCATTTTAAAAAATTGATTAGCTGTTAGTGCAGTAGGTGCACCATACAGATTAGCAGCTCCATTAATCGCCAATGTGAAGGCTGTAATTATCTGTGTAGTGGTAATCAATACCTCTGTACCGCTAGGCGTTTGATT